ACCGAAGTCGAGGGCGTTCAAGCCCGGCCAGAACGTGCGGATTAGCTCGGGATCGTTCTGCGGCTTCAACGCGATCTACCAGGGCATGAGCCCCCGCGACCGCGAAATCGTCCTGCTCGAGATGTTCGGCCGCGAGACCCGCATCGAGCTCGGCGCCGGCGATCTCATCCAACCCGCAGACCTAGCTATTGCAGTGCGCATCAATCCAAGCTACTAGTCGCAACCGATGGAACTTTGATTGATCGCGACTTTGCGTGCATTGGTTGCTACGCATTGTTGTTGGTTTCCACTCATCGCATCTATTGAGGGCCGAAATTCACGTCCCTCGACCGCGCGGCGCGCGTTTCCAAATAAACCCCGAATTCCTGTTTCACGTGAAACGCCCACAAATGGCCGCTGGTGCGTTTTGCGCCAAGCCGCTAGGTGGGTGGCGGCCAGCGCAAACCAATGCATGGGCGCGCCTGTGGCTTTGAAGCCGGGGTAGCCTGTGTGCCGGATAGGTGATCACGTGAAGCGCGGCCCGAGTAAAATAACCAAGGAAACGAAGGCGCAGCCGGCCGAGCACGTTGAGACCCGGCCGCTAACCGCTATCACGCCGTATCCGCAGAACGCGCGCACCCACACCGACCAGCAGATCGAACTGCTCGCCAACCTCATGCTGCGCTACGGCGTCGACCAGCCGATCGTGGTTGACGAGGCCGGCGTCATCCTCAAGGGCCACGGCCGGCGGCTGGCGGCCATCAAGGCCGGCTTCAAGACGTTCCCGGTGGTGGTGCAGCGTGGTTTGTCCGATGACGACAAGCGCGCGCTGCGCATTGCCGACAACCAGGTCGCGTTGCTGGCCGGGTGGGATCAGCGATTGATGCAGCTGGAGCTCGGCGAGTTGAAGCTTGCCGGGTTCGACCTGCCGCTGCTCGGGTTCGGCGACGCCGAGTTGGCGTCGTTCCTCGATGCTAATCCGGGGCTGACCGATCCCGACGAGGTGCCCGAGGCGCCCGCGCCCGCGGTCGCGGTAAGCAGGCCGGGCGATGTGTGGCTGCTCGGCCGGCATCGGCTGGCCTGCGGCGACGCGCTATCCGAAACCGATGTGAAGCGGCTGCTCGATGGGGCGCAGATTCACCTCGCGAACTGCGATCCGCCCTATGGAATCAGCATTGTCAAAGCTACCGCCGACGGCGGTAGCAAGCCTTTTGGTTCGATCGGTGGAGTTCGGAACTCCACCGATCGAAAGCACATCGGGAATTACGCCCGAGGCCGTGGACACGGCCTCGGCCAGTCTGGATTTGGCCGCGTTCCCGTGAACGCGGCCAAGGCAATAATTCCGACCGGCGTCTATGCTGAAGTCATCGGCGATGACAGCACGGACACGGCCATCGCCGCCTATAAAATGTTGATCAATCTTGCTGTCGAGACGATCGTGCTATGGGGCGGCAATTATTACGCCAACGCGCTTCCACCGTCGCGGTGCTGGTTCGCATGGGACAAAGAAGTGTCCGGAAATTTTGCCGACATGGAGTTGGCTTGGACAAATTGCGATCAGGTAGCGCGACTATTTCGGCATCAGTGGAACGGTTTAATGAAAGCCTCAGAGCGCGGGGAGCGCCGCGTGCATCCAACGCAGAAGCCGGTCGCATTGGCTGAATGGGTAATCAACACAGCCGCGCCGAAGGCTCAAACAGTGCTCGATCTTTTTATAGGCAGCGGTTCGACGTTGATCGCATCTGAACGACAAAATCGCCAGCATTTCGGTATGGAAATGGCGCCGGCCTATGTCGACGTTGCGGTGCTGCGCTGGCAGAACTTCACTGGCGAGCAGGCGACGCTCGATGGAGGCCACGGCCAAACCTTCGCGCAGGTCGCGGCCGAGCGGACGGGCCAGCGCGAGCAGCAACCCGCAGAGGCCGCAGTACCGGCATGACGACGCCCCCCGATAAGCCATTTAACTTCGCCGACATTTCCAAATCCCCTGAGCCGTACAAACGCAAGTCGCGGGCAAAGAACCCGGACTATCCCAGCAAGGGCGGCCGGCCGCACGGCGCGCTGAATAAGCGAACCATCGCGGCGATCGAGAAAGCCAAGGCGAACGCGCCGGTCGTGCAGAAACTGTCGCTGACGAGTCTGCGCGAGACCGCGCGCTATCTCGGCTCGGCGATGGCGCTCAAGCAGCCGTGGGAACCGGACGGCTCGCCGCGCCCTGGCGGCGACTACAAAGTATTCATGGATCTTGCCGTGCTGCAGCTGCGATACCTCGAGGCGATCACGCCGTACGAGGCGCCGCGACTGGCGGCGATCGCGATGGTGCCGCAGGGCGAGCGGCAGCGCACGATCGTGAACGTCACGATCCTCGACGAGCGCGGCGGCAAGGTGTTTAGCGACGAGACGATCGACGGCGAGGCGACGGCGATCGAGGATCAGCGTCCTGGTGATGAAGAAAAAGTGGCGTGATGCTCGACCGAGTACCGCGCGAGATCATCTATCGGCGGCCGCCGCTCTACGAGAAGCAGCGCGCGGCCATGTTCGATCCAACGCGCATCTCGCTGATTGAGGCCAGCACCAAGAGCGGCAAGACGGTCTCGGGTATCATCTGGCTTTACGAGAAGGCGCTGCAGGGCACGGCGGGACAAAACTTCTGGTGGGTTGCTCCGGTTTCTATACAGGCGCGCATTGCGTTTAATCGCATGCGGCAGAACTTCCTCGATCAGGACGGGCGATCGGTATTCATGGTCAACGTGGCTGATCATACGCTCACCAACGAGCGCGGTGCGGTGATTGCGTTTCGTTCAGGTGATCATCCTGACACGCTCTACGGCGAGGACGTCCACGCCGCGGTGATTGACGAGGCGTCGCGCTTCAAGGAGGAAAGCTGGCACGCGATTCGGTCGACCTTGACGGCGACGCGCGGGCCGATCCGGATCATCGGCAACGTCAAAGGCCGCAGGAATTGGTTCTACAAGCTGGCACGCACAGCTGAAGCCGGCTTTCCCAATCTCGCGTATCACAAGCTCACCGCCTATGATGCGGTGGAAGCGGGTGTGTTGGCTGACGCAGAGATCGAGTCGGCGAAGTCGATGCTGCCGGACCATGTGTTCCGCGAGCTCTACCTCGCCGAGCCGAGCGACGACGAAGGCAATCCGTTTGGTGCCGAGCATATTCGCGCCTGCATCGCGCCGCTGTCCGGCAAGCCGGCGGTAGCGTGGGGTTGGGATCTGGCGCGCAAGCAGGACTGGACGGTGGGCATCGGGCTTGATGCCGAGGGCTGCGTCGCCATTGCGCTGCGGTTTCAGAAACCGTGGTCGGAACAAGTCAAGATCATCAAGAAGTTCGTCGGCAGGACGCCGGCGTTGATCGACGAGACCGGCGTCGGCGACCCGATCGTTGAGGCGATCAAGCGCCCAGATCACGGCGAACGCGGAAACGGCGCGGAGATCTACCAACTGTCATGCCCGCGGCTCGAGGGATTTCGGTTCACCAGCGCATCCAAGCAGATGCTGATGGAAGGTCTGGCGCTGGCGATCCACGAACGCAAGGTGCGCTTTCCGCAAGGGCCAATCAGCATCGAGTTGGATAACTTCGAATATGAATTCACGCGGCTTGGTGTTCGATATTCGGCGCCTCCCGGTATGCATGACGACTGCGTTTGCGCGCTCGCGCTGGCGTGGGCGTGCTTCGAGCGCAAGAAGCGCGGATACAATCTCGACGCCATGGCCAGCTGAGGATCGCACCTGATGGGCGTCGTCACAAAACTGCGCGACGGGATGCAGAATCTGCTCGCCGGCCTCGGCGTGCCGGGCCGCGACAAGTTTGCCTCGCAGACCTACATCTTCAATCCGATGTCGCTGGCTGAGTGCGAGATCGCCTATCGCGGCGACTGGATCGCGCGCAAGTGCGTCGATATTCCGGCCTTTGACATGACGCGGGAATGGCGGGCGTGGCAGGCCGATCAGGATCAGATCACCAAGCTCGAGATGTGCGAGCGAGGCCTGTTCGTCCAGATGAAGGTCCAGCAGGCGCTTGTCAAAGCACGGCTGTACGGCGGCTCGGTTATTGTCATTGGTGTCGAATCCGGCAATCCAGAAGAGGAACTCGATCCTGAGTCGGTCGGCGAGGGCGATCTCAAGTTCCTGCATGTGGTCCCGTGGCACTATTTGTCGATGGGAGATATTGTCTGGGACGTGACGTCGCCGTACTGGGGACAGCCGAGCTGGTATCAGTTGCAGGCGACCGCACCGCGTTTTGGCGGGATGAATACGGCAAGCGCCCGCGCTGCATCGTTCGAGAAAAATCCAGGCTCGCAAGTACAACTGCATCCCTCGCGGGTCGTGCGCTTCGTCGGACTGCCGCCGCCGGACATCCTGCGGTCGTCGACCATGTCATTCGGCGACAGCGTCCTGCAGCCGATCAACGACACGATTAAAGCCTGTGGAATGATAGCTGGCTCGTTGGCGACGCTGATCTCGGAGATGAAGCTCGACGTCGTCAAGGTGCCGAACCTGAGCGAGGAGTTGTCGACGCAAACCGGGACCGACAAGATTATCAGTCGGTTCAGCAACGCGAACGTCGCCAAGTCGATCATCAACACCATTCTGCTCGACTCGAGCGAGGAGTGGCAGCGCATCGGGACCAATTTGGCCGGAGCGGAGGCGTTGCTCACGGCGTATCTGCAGATTGCGTCGGGTGCCGCGGATATTCCGGCCTCGCGGTTTCTGGGTCTTCCGCACCGCGGCCTCAACACGACCGGCGAGGCGGATTTTCGGAATTACTACGATCGCCTGGCGAGCGAGCAGTCGGTGAACCTGACCCCGGCGCTGAACATTCTCGACGAGGTGCTGATTCGTTCGTCGCTGGGCAACCGGCCGGACGAAATCTATTACGAGTGGAATTCGCTGTGGCAGCAGACCGACAGCGAGAAGGCCGATCTCGCTCTCAAGAAGGCGCAGGCGTACAAGGTAGACGTGGATGCGGGCCAGATCCCGCTGACCGCTCTGGCGCACGCGCGCATCAATCAATTGATCGAGGACGGGTTCTATCCTGGGCTCGAGCAGGCGCTCGAGGACGCGGCGTCCGAGGGCGATACGGTCGAGGAGCAGAACGCGCCGCAGCCCGAGCCGACTGGGACGGTGTTGGTGGCGGGTGCGCATCTGCCGCCGCCCGATCCGAATGCGCCGCCGGCTGATCCCAACGCTGCCTTACTGCCGCCGCCGATGCCGGCACCGAACGCTTGAGCAACAACTACCTTCAACCAACGGAGAATAAACCTATGAAGAGAGTTTTGGCTACGACCGCCATCCTGGCGGCGCTCACTCTGCCGGCTGCGGCCACCGTTCTAGACTGGAACTTCCAGGACCATCTCGGCGTGCTGGGCAACACCCAGACCTTCACTGCGGGTGGGGACAACCTCACTGCGCGAGGGTTCACGTCCAGCGATGCTGGGACTGCCCTGTTCGGCAAGAACGGTGGCGGCGACGAGAACGGCCTCGGCCTCAACAACGATGCGTCAGGCGATCACGAGATCACCGGCGGTAACTTCGTCCAGCTCAACCTGGACGGCATCAAGAACCTGCTGGACCCCAACAGCATCATGGTCCAGATGGGGTCGACCACCCAGAACGAAGGCTGGCAGATATTTGGCAGCAATGACGACCATCCGTTCCAGTTCACCCTGCTCGCGTCCTCCACCGATCCCGGTGGCCAGGAGGGCTTCCACAGCCTGGCCGGTGGCTACGACAACTACAACTTCTTCTACAGCGGTCTTGGCGTCAACCTATGCGGCTCCGGCTGCAACGCCAACGTGCTCCTGACCAACTTCGACGCCACCTTGGCGGCCACCACCCCGCTCCCGGCGAGCTTGCCGTTCTTCGCCGCCGGCTTGCTGGGCTTGGCCGGGCTGACGCGGTCGCTGCGCCGGCAGTGCCGAGGCGATGCCACGGCATCAGCATAGGAAGCGGCGGCACGAGGTTCATGCCTACTGGCGTGTAATTCGTAATAAGGACGGCAGCGTCAAAAAGCGTATTCGAGTTGATAGCTACAAGCGCGGAAACGCAAACCTGAGGCCTAAAGCGAAATAGAGTCCCGCCCCGCTGATCCATCCATCAATGCTCAGTAGGCAGGAAGGCCCACCGGGAGCATCCCTGTGTACCATCACCATGTCTCTCCGGTGGGCCACCAAATTTGATGCAGAGGTAACACGATGACCTTGCAGGTTCTAAACGGCCCTTTCATACAAGCTGGCGAGTCGTTGTCGGACGCCGTCGACTGCAGCCCCGGCGAATTGGTGCGCCTCACCATGCCGGGTGCTTGGTCGGAGGCAGCACCGTTGACGTTTCAGATCAGCACGGACGGCGTGTTCTACAACGATCTATTCACGCTCGACGGCTACGAGGTCACGCTGCCGGCCGTGGTGCCGGGCGCGGCGGTGCTCGTTTCGCATGATGTCGGGCGGGCAATCGCCTTCATCAAGTTTCGGTCGGGCACACGAGCCGCCCCAATGCCGCAGCAGGATTTGCGCGAGTTCGCGGTGGCGATCGATGTACCCGATGCTGCGGGAGGCGCCGCTCGGTGAGCGATCCCACCGGCACGGCGGGCCTGCGCCGGTCATTCCTGGCCGAAGGCAATCGCCGCCTGGCGCGGGTGCGCTCGCTGACGCATACGATGCTGGTCGAGTACGATGTGATGGCGGCGCGCGGCGATCCGCTAGCACAGTTGTTGCCGCATCCGGGTAATCGGCTGGCGGCGTTCATGCAATGGTTCGAGCAGACGGTTAACGCGCAGTTGCTCGGGGGCCGATGGTGGGAGCGGTTCCTCGAGCGCGCCTATCGCTCTGGATTTGAAGCGGGCAGTGCGCTGACACACACGCCTCCCGGTGCCGCGCCACTGCCGGCGGTGTTCCGCGAGCTCGCCGGTCGCGAGTTCGCGGGCATCGCGGCGGCCTTGGTGCAGCAGGTGACTCGGCAGGCTGCAGGTGCCGCGCTCGGTCGGCGCAAGCCGCAGCCGATGTACCGGCGGGTGCTCCCGGTGTTGCGCAAGGTCGGTGACGCACGCGTGCGCTTGGCCACCAACACCTTGACGGTCAAACTGCATAACTCCGGCCGGTTGGCGCAATTTCGTGCCGCCGGCATCACGCGTGTCGGCATCACGCCGGAACGCCTGGAGCCGCGCAAGCCTTCGCGGTTTCTGAAGCGCGATCACTTGCAGCACGATCATCGTCTGCACGATCGCGAGACCAAAGTGCAAAGACTGCTTCGTCAGGCGAATGAGTTGCTGGCCGAGCAAAAACGCCAACGGGAGGAAGAGCAAGCGCAAGCCGAAGCCGAGTTGGAAGCATACAGGACGAGTCTCGCGGCTGAGATAGAATCGCACCAGGCCGGTGGGCTCGTGGCCCAGACTGCGGCGCAGGCTGAAGCTGAACTAGCGGCAGCGAGTGCGCGGGCCGAGGAGGAAGTGGCTGCAGCCAAAGCCGCTACGGCAGAGCGGGAAGCGGCGGCGGCCGAAGCCTGGCAGAAAGTCCTCGCCGCCAGAAAAGAGGCAAGGGCGGCAGAGTATGCGGCAAAAGCCGCGGCCAGGGTTGCCGGGAAGGGAGCTGCACAGGCGGCTGAACAAGCCGTTGCAACTGAGGTCGAGCAGGTTGTTGCACCGGAGCCAGCGGTCGAAGTGGCGGCAGAGGAAGTGAACGTGCAGACCGCGGGCGACGATCGTGTCTGCGACGAATGCGACGACATCGCTGCGGCCGGACCCTACTCGCTCGACGAGGCGGAAGACCTGATTCCCGCGCATCCGAATTGCCGCTGTACGTTTGTACCCGCTGTCGATGACGCCGCCAATGCCGGTCAACTTTCACTCCTGGGAGCTGACGAGTGACGATCAGCATTCGTTTTGATGGGCCGCCGGCAGCAGCGCAGGTCGGTGCCAATCTTGCGAAGCACAAGCAGAAAATCCGGCGATCGGTCGATGCTGCGGCGAGGAAACTCGGCAATTCAATCGTAGAAAAAGGTCGCGCCGACATTGCATCGGCCGGCCAGTTCGGACAGCGCTGGACGCAAGGATTGACCTCTGAAGTCGTCAACGAAGGCGAAGCGCGTACCGTCATCACGATCCGGGAGGCGGTTCCCTATTGGCGGGTGTTTCAAGACGGCGCCATTATCCACGGTAAGCCGCTGCTCTGGATTCCGTTGAGCTTTGCGCCCGAGGCACAAGGTGTTTCGGCAAAGGACTATCCCGGTCGGTTGTTTCGCGTCGACCGCAAATCCGGCGATGCACCGCTATTGTTGTCGGCAGATGATGGCGAGCCCAAATATTTCGGGGCTGAGAGCGTCCGCATCCCGAAGAAGTTCCATTTGCTGGAAATCATCACCGCCGAGTCCAAGACATTCGGCGAGCTGTACCGGGTCGAGATGACCAAATAGCACGAAAGGAACAGGCCATGTCGTTAAGCGGCCTTGTGTTAGGCATCATCAACGTCGCGATCGTCGTCGCCATCCTGCTGCTTGTGGGCGCGGTCATCCTGTGGTTCTGCAGTTGGATCGGGTTTGCCGTCCCCGACATGGTGCGCAAGCTCTACATCGCGGTGGTCGCGCTGATCGGACTCTATATGCTGGTGGCATTGGCGTTCGGCATCCCGTCGATCCGCATCATATCGCATGCGGGCCTGGTGGCGCTGGCGCTGACCTAATGCCCAGCGGCCGGCACTTTTTCTTTTCCGTATTCGTACTGGTCGTGGCCGCGATGCTTGCGCTTGCGGCCTACGGCTATTTCAGCGGCGCGTGGGACCGCAATCCGATCGCGCCACCAGCCATAGTCGACTGAAAGGTCACGCCCATGATCATGCTCGACAGGATCGAGGTCGAGGAGCGCTGCGACCTCAACGACGCCGGCGCCAAAATGCGGATTACTGAAGACGGCTATCTGGTGGCGTCGCCGCGCATCGCCCGCACCGGCATCCAGCTTTACAGCGGCCACGAGGTGGGCCGCGACGACCTCGAGGTGGTGCGGGTCTATCGGCCAGCCGAGCAGGTATTCAACAAGGCGGCAATGGCATCGCTGGCCTGGCGGCCGGTCACGCTCGATCATCCTGACGACGCAGTTACCGCGAAAAACTGGAAGCAGCTTGCCGTCGGGTATGTCACCGGCAAGGTCGCCCGCGACGGTGACTATATCGAAGTGCCGCTGGCGCTCATGGATCACGCTGCGATCACCGCGGTGCAGAACGGCCATGCGCAGTTGAGCGTCGGATACGGCGCGAAGCTCGTGTGGGGCGACGGTGTCACGCCGGCCGGCGAACCGTATGACGCGATGCAGACCGACATCCGCGCCAACCATGTCGCCATCGTCAAGATGGCGCGCGGCGGCGACAAGCTCAAGATCGGTGACGACAAGACAACCGACCGCGAGTTCTCGACGGCTGAGCGCGAGAAGGCGGCCGAGAAAGGCCAGGCGATGCCCGGTGGCGGCTTCCCGATCAAATCGGAAAAGGATTTGCGCAACGCGATTCAGGCTGTCGGGCGCGCCAAGGACCCGGCAGCCGCTAAGGCGCATATCAAGAAACGGGCGAAGGCTTTGGGCCTGACATCGCTTATTCCCAAGCAATGGGGCGATGCCGCCCCCGGAAAGGAGAAGGTCATGACTACCAAGACAATCGATGGCGTGCAGATCGAGCTCGAGGACAAGGACGGTCAAATCCTCGACCGTTACCTCGGGACCTTGCAAAGCAAGCTCGCCGACAGCGAGAAGAAACTGGGCGAGTTGACGGCGCAAGTCGCCACGCTCGGCAAAAGCCTCGAGACCAAGGATGGCGAAGTCATTGGCCTGACCAAGAAGCTGGCCGATGCCGAATGGACGCCGCAGAAACGCGACCAGGCCATTCGCGACAGCATGGAAATCTTCGACCGCGCGCGCCGCGTGCTCGGGGACAAGCTGGTCACTGACGGAAAGAGCGACATCCAGATCAAGCGTGAAGTCGTCGCCGCCGAGATCGGGGACGAAGAAGCCAAGGCAATGTCGGACGAGGCCATCGCCGGCGTATTCAGCGCCGTCACGCGACAGGTCAAGAAGGACGGCTTCCAGCGCACAGTGAGTGCGTTGTCGCAGCCATTGTCGGCGGCGTCGAATTTGACGCCGTCCCAGGCCGCCTACGCAAAGTACGTCGACAGCCTAAACAACGCCTACAAGGCCAAGAGCGCGTAACCCCAAACCCGTAACAGCGAAAGCGCGTAACCCCAAACCCGTAACAGCGAAAGGAGGCAGCACATGCCTGCTGTTCAAACTACTTATTCCGCGACGCTTCAGCCTGGCCTGGAAGGCCAGATCGCCAGCATGCTCGACGACGATGATGTCGAAACGCGACTCTGCGAAACTGCCGCTGGCATCGCATTCGGGCGCGCGGTGTCGGAAGGCACCAACGCGCGCGGCGCGGTGCTCGGCGGGGCTACCAAGTTCATCGGCATCACGATCATCGATACTACCCTGATCATCAAATCCGGCCAGACCGTCGATCTTTATCAGCAGCGCGACAGCATGGCGGTGTTGAATGAGGGTGATGTCTGGGTGCGCCCGGTAGCGGCCGTCACGCACGGCTCGCCGGCGACCTACGACTCAACCACCGGTCAGCTCAATCCTGTTGCTGCCGGCGTGGCCATTCCGGCCTCGCGCTACATCACATCGGCCAGCGCCGGGCAGCTCGCAGTGCTGCGGCTGACCGCAACCGCTCCGGGTGCGTAACCGCTCCGGGTGCCTAACCCAGCATAAGGATGGAGACACCGAGATGAATTACCAATTCGGCGATGCTGCCCAACAGGCGCTCAGCTTTGTGGTGCAGCAGGCGCAATACATCGAACCTCAAGTTTATGAGGTGGCCTATCCGGAAATCCAATACCCGAACCTTGTGCCGATCGATTCGTCAGGAAACGAATGGATGAAATCGATCGCGTTCTTGTCGCTCGACAAGGTCGGCCAGGCAAACTGGTTCAATCATCTTGCGGCGGATGTCCCGTTCGCAGATGTCATGCTCAACAAATTCGAGCAGGGCATCGAAATGGCGGCTATCGGCTACTACTGGACTCTCGAGGAGACCGGCCAGGAAGCGATGATTTCCGGCCCCACCATCAACAGAGTCATGGAACGCGCCAATGCTGCGCGTCGAGCCTCCGAGGAAATGATCGATCGCATCGCATTCTTCGGCGATACGACCAAGGGCTGGACCGGCCTCACCAACGACCCGAACGTCACGATCACCGGCGCGCCGGCGGATGGCACCGGCTCTTCGGCGTTGTGGTCGACCAAGACCGCCAACCAGATGGCCCGCGACATCAATTTGATCTTGTCCGGGGTCTACACCGCATCGTTGACCACCGAGATTGCGGACACGCTGTTGCTGCCGCCGGATCGGTTCACCGCGCTGGCGCAATCGCTGGTCACCAATACGGCGGTGACCGGGCTCAATCTCGTGCAGCAGGGCAACGCCTACACCGCGTTGTCCGGCAATCCGCTGACGATCCGCACAGTGCGCGGACTGGAGACCGCGGGCGCCGGTGGCGTCGCGCGTGCGATCGCCTACCGCCGCGATCCGCAGATCCTCAAACTGCATCTGCCGATGCCGTTCAACTTTCGCTCGCCGATGCAGGTCACGGCGCTCCGGTTCGACGTTCCCGGCATCTTCCGAACCGGCGGCGTCGAGGTGCGGCGGCCAAAGTCGATGCAGTACTTGGACGGAATCTAAATACCACAAGGTGGCTGCCCGTAAGCAAGCAGAGCGCTGTTATTTCGTCTAACAAAGGAGCACAGCGATGGCTGAGCACAAGGAAGTCGCGAAGCAGACGATCAAAGTCAAGAACACCGGCAAGGCTCCGCATGTCCTGCATGCCGCCAGCGGTGAGGCAAAGGTAATCGGCCCTGGCCAGGAGGCCGAGGTCGAAGTTGCGGAGCCGCAAGCCAAGATACTGCAGGAGGGGTCAAAGCGTGGCAGCCATCTGCAGGTGTCGGGTCACGAGCCCGAGAAGGAAGAGCCATCCGAGGTCGAGGCTGCGACACCGGAAGAGCAGAAGTCACGCCATGCATTGGCCGAGAAAGAAACCGAGCTGATGCAGGCCGGCCAGGAAGCCGGCAAGGACGCGCGTGAGAAGATGGCCAAGAAGGATTGGCAGAAGCTCGCGGCCGAAACCGGCATCGGCATCATGGGCCGTGGCGGCGTGGATGCGCTCGAGACGGTCGCCGAGGCGCCGGACGCACCGGCCAAGAAGAAATAGCGCCTGCGTTTCGTTTGGGGTGCCTGCGCTCGCCCCGTCTTTCCTTATCCCCTCACATCGTCATAGGAGGCCAGCGTCATGGCTAACGCCGTGTACCCACTTTTCAAGC